CTGGGTTCGTCGCTTGTATCATAGGTTAGGCATTTGCCTTCCCCTAAGCGGTCGTCTTCGTGCAGGTTCCAAGCCTTATCGTCAGCCTTAGCCTCTGCCATTTCTTCACAACTGAGACACTTGCCTACGGGCAAGCCGTCGGCAGTATCCCTAGCAATTACCATACATTCGTAACATTCGTTTTGAACGCTGATGCCTAGTGATTCACTCATTTGAACTCTCCTTATTTGTTATTGCTTTTTTGAGTGCTTCTCGCATACCTTTGACTATTAGGTCTTGGCTTGATAGCAGTAGAACTAACCGTATTGCGTCGTCTTCTGTTGCACACGCGATTGGGTATCCAATCCAGTATTTGGCTGTATCTTTGGGTGTTATCACCCATTGGTGCCTGACTGGTTCTATGCTGTAGAACTCGTTCATTTGATGTCTTCTTGCTTGCAGACTGGGCAGAATGAGATAACCCAGACACCGCTTGAGTCGTACCCAGGGAAGCACATAGCGTCTCTGTAGCAACCGTCACAACGAGACAAACGCATAACCGACATAACCAACTCCTTAGAACAACTGAGTAGTTAGGATTTCTAACTACATAGACCAGACCAACACGGTTGGAATGAATGGTCAAGCCCTGATCTTTTCAAGGGCTTTACCAGAAGGGAGACCGTGTTAGTAGTTAGGTTTGTAGTACTTAGTTTTTTATTAGGTAGTAGATACTGTGCCCCCTGTCGGGCTAGGAGATAGTATGTTCTAGAACAGCCTACAGCGTACAGTCTGACTGGCTACAGTACTGTTTCCTGTTCTATTTGACCCCCTATTGTTAAACTTTGATGCAGATACTATGTTGTATCTCTGTCTATAATTTTCTGTCAGTATAGTTACAGGGGGTAGTCTGAGCAGGACTTATATAATTAGTTCTACCAGAAATGTTCGTTTGACCTGTTTGAACGGATTAAGTATATATAGAGAGTAAAATAGTTCGTAAGTCTTTTTAGAGCCTTACTCACTCTGTTACAGTAAACTGTACAAACTAACTGTTGTAGGCGGGACAGGTCTACCTAAAGGGCGGGATGATGGCAGAGCATAAAGGATTCAAGAAGGGCGCCGAGCACCACCTAAACAAGGCATTGGCTGAAACCAAGGCTCAAGTTTTGGAGCGTGTGAGGGCTGGGGTGGGTATCCCCGCCGCCATGGTTGCCGCTGGTAAGAAGCCAGATACCATCCGTCAATGGATGAACAGAGACCCTGAGTTTGCGCGAAACCTTGAGGAAGCCAAAGCCGAGGGGGAGAAGCAATCCTTTGATGCCATGGGTATTCAAAAGGAAGAGATTGAGTTCTCAGAGTTCTCTCAGTTATTTTTAGACCAGATGGTCTTTCCCCATCACCAAGATTGGGTTGATCTGCTGGAAGGGTACGAGCCTTCGTGGTTACACCCTAGTATGATTTATGAGCCAGGAGAGTTAAACCGTCTCCTAATCAATGTGCCACCTGAGCACGCTAAGTCCACCGTCATCACGGTGAACTACTCAACTTACCGCATTGCCCTCAATCCTAACATCCGCATCATTGTGGTATCAAAGACATTGAATAAGGCGCGAGAGTTCGTATACGCTATTAAGCAACGATTGTCCCACCCACGCTGGCTAAAACTGCAGACCGCTTACGGTCCAGATGGCGGCTGGAAAGGGGACGCAGATACTTGGCGCACCGATACTGTCTATCTTGGGGGCGATGCGCGTAACTCAAGTGAAAAAGACCCTACTCTCCAAGCACTAGGTATGGGCGGTCAGATTTACGGTGCACGTGCTGACCTAATTATTCTGGACGACTGCATAACTACGGCTAACGCCCATGAGTGGGAAAAGCAGATGGACTGGCTACAAAAGGAAGTTATTACCCGTTTGGGTAAGAACGGTAAGTTACTAGTCGTGGGGACGCGAATTGCAGGTAATGATCTTTATAAGGAACTTCGTAATCCTAAGCATTGGTCTGGCGGTCGTACTCCCTTTACTTATATGGGTATGCCTGCTGTTCTTGAGTATGCTGAGAAACCTGAAGACTGGGTTACCCTTTGGGAAGAGTCGGATGTCCCGTGGGATGGGGATGATGATACTCCTAAGGAAAACGGCTTCTATCCCAAGTGGGACGGGCGAGCCTTATTAAAGCGCCGCTCGGAAGTCACGCCCTCAACTTGGGCACTCGTATACCAGCAAGAGGATATACAAGAAGACAGTATCTTCCCACCCGTGCTGGTGCAAGGGTCAACTAACGGGATGCGCAAGCGAGGTACATTAAAACCTGGCGCTGCTGGACATCCACCACAGGTAGAACCATATGTAGTTATTGGCTTTGACCCTGCCATGGCAGGTAACGCTGCATTTGCAGTATGTACCTATAACCGAGCAGATGGCAAGATTTACGTCAATGATGTTATTAACATGACGGAGCCAACTCCACAAAAGATTAGGGCATGCATTGAAGAACTCGTTCACAAGTACAAACCACAAGAGTTCAGAGTTGAAATCAACGCCCACCAAAAAGCCTATTCCCTTGACGACGAGTTACGAAACTGGCTTGCTGCATACGGCGTACGACTTGATGCTCACTTTACAGGCAAGAACAAATGGGACACATCTTTCGGCGTTGCCTCCATGTCAAACCTCTTTGGTACAGAACGTGATGGCAAGCATCAAAAGAATAACATTATAGAACTTCCTTCATCAGAAGGTAGCGAAGGCATTAAGGCTCTTACCCAGCAACTGCTGACTTGGAAGCCTGAGACAAAAGGCAAGACAGATACTGTCATGGCTTTGTGGTTTGCGGTTATTCGCATCCGCGAACTTATGCAGGCTGGTAGTAAGACATCTATGTACGCTAGTAATCGTTGGGCTACTAGAGCACAGATGGAAAGCAGATATGCAATTAACCTAGATGATGCCTTTGCAGAACAATGGCACGAAACATATGGATAGGAACTTACATGGCAATCAAACCTAAGAAATCACCAATTACTAAAGCATTAGGTGTTGGTGTTAAAGCCATAACTACTGGTATGCGTAAGGCTCCCGCTAAAGTGCAAAAGGCTTTAGATATGACAGAAAATCGTATTCCAGGAAAACCTAAAATGGTTACAGGAATTAATACAATAGGCAAGCCTAGAGTAATGGCAGATACAAAAAATTCATCCGTAATTATTCGTGGTAGTAATAAAGCCGCAGCAAAAGCAAATGTACCTAAGCGTACACCTGGCGTAAAAAAGAATACAAGCCTTCAACGTTCTATTAATAATTCAAATAAAAATTTAAAGAAATAGGTTTAAATGTTATCAATAGACCAGATTGGCGCACGTGTTCAGACGCTGCGCTATCGCGCCAGTTCGCGTGACCAACGCAACGGTGACGTACAGATGGTACGCCAAGGCAAGATCAGTCAGGTCTATCCTAACTTCTTCCCAGACGGTATTGACCAGAACGTAGTAGCAAACTTTATTGATATTGTTGCACGTGACTTGGCTGAAGTAATGGCACCGCTTCCAGCGGTTAACTGTTCTGCTGCTAACCAAGGTAATGATCGTGCTCGTAAGTTTGCTGACAAGCGTACCCGTGTTGCATCTAACTATTTCCAACATTCAGATTTGCAAGTACAGATGTACAACGGCGCAGACATGTACATCACATACGGCTTCCTTCCATTCATCATTGAATTGGATGAAGAAAAGCAATTGCCACGCATCCGCTTAGAAAACCCAGTAGGTGCTTACCCAGAGTTTGACCGCTACGGACGTTGTGTTGCATTTGCAAAACGATACTCAATGACACTAGGTGAACTAGTTGCCATGTTCCCAGAACAAGAGTATCAACTACTAGGCAAGCAAGGATACAAGCAAGACCTTAACGGCATGATAGAGATGATTCGCTATTATGATGAAGAGCAGTCTGTTCTGTATTTACCTTCACGTAATAACATGTTGTTATCACAAGCGGCTAACCCGCTTGGAAAGATGAATGTTGTTATTGCCCGTCGTCCTGGTGTGGATGGCGAACTTCGTGGACAGTTTGATGATGTACTTGGTATTCAGTTACTTCGCAACCGATTTGCATTACTTGCAATGGAAGCAGCAGAGAAGTCAGTACAAGCACCAATTGTTCTACCACAAGATGTTCAAGAACTACAGTTGGGTGGAGATGCGGTTATCCGCACAAACAACCCAGCAGGTGTACGTCGTGTTGAACTTACAATTCCACAAGGTGCATTTACTGAGTCTGAACTTCTTAACCAAGAACTAAGAGTAGGCGCACGTTACCCAGAGTCTCGTACTGGTAACGTCAATGCAAGCATTGTCACTGGACAGGGTGTACAAGCGTTGCTAGGCGCATTTGATACTCAAGTAAAGTCTGCACAGGCTATCTTCTCAGCAGCGCTGAGAGATGTTTTGCAACTTTGCTTTGAGATGGATGAAAAATTATTTAACGTAGAGAAGACAATCCGTGGCGTAGATGCGGGTTCACCTTACGTGCTTGATTATTTACCCTCTAAAGACATCAAGGGTGATTACTCTGCTGATGTTCGTTACGGTATGTTGGCTGGTCTTAACCCAGCACAGGGACTTATTTTCATGCTGCAAGCATTAGGCGGTGGTCTTATATCTAAGGATATGGCTATGCGTGAATTGCCATTCAACGTAAACGTAACAATGGAACAAGAGAAGATTGAAGTTGAGAAGTTACGCGAGTCACTTCTTGGCACAGTACAAGCAATGACACAAGTAATTCCTCAAATGGTTATGCAGGGACAAAACCCTTCTGACTTAATTCGGAAATTATCTTCCGTTATCCAGAAGCGTCAACAAGGCACTGCTATTGAAGATGCTATTGAGGAAGTATTCCAACCTGAGAATCCTCCTGCTGGCGCTGAAGTGCAGTCTGAGCAGCCTGTCCCAGCGGCTCCTGCCGAACCGTCAGCAGGAGGCGCTCTTCCTCAAGCAAGTGGAAGACCAGATTTGCAGACAATGCTTAGCAGTTTAAGTGGAGAAGGACAAGGGCGTTCAGCCGTAAGAACAGTAAGAGAACGAGCAATCTAAGGAGTAGTCATGGCAGCACGTAAACGTAAAGTTCAAACTGTTGCAGATGAAGGCTATTCAAAATTAGAAGAATACTGTATTTGGCTTAATGAATACAAACGCGCTTTGCGCAAAGCAGGATTTAGTAATGATGATGCACTATGGCTTGTAGCAACAAAAGACTCGTATCCTGATTGGATAAACGGGATACAACCAAAAGACATTGTTCAACATTTAGAGGATGAGGAAGACTAATGGCTGGTAATGAAAATAGCGGCGGATACCGCCAACCTATGAACCCAGCACCAGTATCACCTCCAGGTGCTTTATCACAACGTACTGACGGCGGAGCCGTTGACGGTATGACACAACCTGCACAGCGTTATTCTGGATTTGCTTATGGTGAAAACAAAGCGTTAGAAGATCAACAATCTGGTGCACCTATGATGGGTATGCCATCATTTGCTGATATTACTCCGCTTAGCGCACCTACAACACGTCCAGATGAACCATTAACTTCTGGTATTAATCGTGGTGAAGGTCCTGGAACTGAGGCTATGCGCATGGTTCCTAACCGTGCACCATCACTAGTTGACACTATTAAACATTTAGTACAGTTTGACCCATCAGGAGATGCAGAGTTAATTTACAGAACACTTACTGACCAAGGTTACTAATGGCGTATTTAAAACCAGTAGTCGCTGAGACATCACCTAACCTTTACTCCGCTGCTAGAAGCGCAAACTTACAGCCTGATGAAGTAACTCAAATTAATCAGATGAGTTATGCAATTAAAAAGCACCGCGAACTTGTAAAGATGGATGCTGGTCTTGCACAAAAAACATTTGACCGTCTTGATTCTAAAGCACAAGACCAATTAAAGTTTTTATTTAAAGATGCAGATTATGCTAAAGACCCTGCTACTGCATCTGATCGTGTTAAAGGTATTCTTACTGGTGGTCTAAAGATAGCGGCTTCACCGCTTATTGGTTTGTTTAAACTAGGTGGACAATACAATCGTTTGATTAATACACCTTACAAAGTTGCACGTCAAGTAGCACAAGGTGAAGATTTATTTTCAGCCAAAGTGTGGACAGATGCTTGGGATGGCATTGATATGTATGACAATAAAGCATTGTCAGAAGTTACTTCATACTTTGGTGACTCAGATGTATTTGTAGCAAAGGGATTACTTGCTGGTAAGACTCCAGGTGAAATTGTTGAGTCATATGGCAAAGTAGATGCAACAATTCTTGAGTCAATTAAGAAAGCATATGATGCTCCTAAAGAGTTTAAAAATGTTCTTGATGGCGTAAAGTACGCACAGATTTCTCCAGGTCGTGATATTGCACGAATGATGGATACTAAGACACCTGCTAACGGTGGCATTACTGGTGACTACTTAGCAGGCAAGCATCAAAACATTTCTGGTGCTATTGACTTTGTTTATCAAGTTGCGGTTGACCCGCTAACTTGGATGACTGGTGGATTAAGCAAGGGTGTGACTAAAGGAGAACGTATCTCTAAGTCTGTTCTTGAAATGATGGACAATGGCGTACCAGTTGAAAAGGCTGTTGAAACTACATTTAAACGTGAACCACTTTTAACAGAGTTCTGGGACAAGGGACTTGGACCAGCCTTAAAGAAATATTCACAAACAAAAGGTGCTGAAAAAGCACAAGCCTTTGAAGATATTGCTAAAAACTTTCCTGGTTATAACAACCGTGAAGCAGTTGAAGCACTCACAAAGAAAGACGAACATCTTCCACAAGGTGTAGTTGATGCTGCATCCGCCCAAAAATACTTTGAAAACGCGGCTAACCTTCATCTACTTCTTGCTGGTCGCGTTGATGGTTTAACCTATATGCGTAGTGGCGTTGCTGTTGCACGCTCACGACGCATGACCGCTGATGGTCTTGTTGGTTACCTTGACTCTGTATTTAATAATACAAGACGTACCACCTTTGCTGGTAAGGGACGTAGCGCAGAAGAACTTGATAAGGCAATGGAGCCTATTGCTCAAGCATTGCTTAACTCACAAGATGCTATTGAACGTTTAGCAAATCCAACAATATCAGATATGAAAGTATTGCTAGAAGCAAATGCTGAAATCAAACGTTGGAAAAAGATCGGTCAATTAGCAAGCCGCTCTGCGGCTGGTCTTGAAGTACGTACAGGTGACTTTGCTGCTAGCACTGCTGCTAACTTCACTTCACGTGCCCGTCAGATTCTACCAAAGGATATGGCAGATGCGCTAACAGTTAAGTTCCTTGACTCAACTGCTGATGAACAATTTGTAATTTTACGTAACATTGATGCTGCAACTATGTACTCTATGGGTCTAGGTGGAGATGTACGTGGCGTAGAGTTGATGAAAGAAATCCTTAACGCTAAATACGGTACACGTTCTGGCTTTGCAACTAAAAAAGATGCTGCAATTAATGAAGCACATGTTAAATTAATGCCAGAAGGTGCAGTTAAACTAACTGATAATGGCATGACGCTTGGCGGAGAAGGACCAATTCACTTCTACCAATCAACAAAGGCTGTAGGTTCACTACCTTATGACGAGATTGGCTCAATGATTTGGGACATTAAGTCTAAGAAAAACATTATTAATGCCATAGGTGGTGCTACACAGGGAGCATTTTCCAAAAAGTTAGTTGATGCTTGGTCTATTTTGACACTATTTCCACGCTTGGGTATTCGTTCCGCTATTGATGAAGCAACTATGTTTTTACTTGCAGCACCTAGCAAAGATTTGCGTGCATATGCATTTGGTGCTGGACGCAAGGCTGGCAATGTTACTAGAACCTTTACAGGTTCAGATGCTGCTACTGGTCCAATGCGTAAGATACTTCAAAAGACACTTGATCTTGCAGGCAGTCGTAGTGAAACAGTAGCCAAGTGGGGTAGAGCAGCAAAGATTTCTCCAGAAGATGCGCTGTCAATTCAACGTCGTGTTGATGTTATTCAAGACTTGGCTAGAAAACTAGAAGTTGATGAATCACTTCTTACCAACATTGCAAAACGAGAAGCAATTGTTGATGAAACATTTAAAGTTTATGGTCGTTACTTAGACCCTAAGTCAGAAGATTATTTGCGTCAAGCATTTATTCACCAACCAGATGCACTCTCATCTGTGGCTAACTCTATAGTAGCGCGAAGCGGTGTCTCTGGTCAGTATGGTGAAGATGTAATGGCAGCGCTAATTACTCCATCTAATCTTGACCTTGCTATGCAAGAAGGTGGCGTTAAGTTTAACGCTGCCACCCGTGAGGTAGACATTAAAAACCTATCAGAGCGTGAAGCAACACTTGTACACTTTGAAAAGTTTGTAAAACAATTTGTTGGTAACAAGTTTAAGGTAGATAAGAAGACCGTACTTAACCCAGCAGAAATCTTCTTTCGCTATGATGGTCTAAAACCAGGTGAAGTTGACCCTAAGACTGGACTTGAAATGTTTGACATGGCTCTAAATGAGTCAATGAAGCGCATTGGTTTTGATGTTACCGAGTACGGTAACTGGGTTGTAAAAGATAAGGCAGTTGTTGAAGAGTTCCTTGAAGGCTCTGCTAATACGGTGGCTCAAAAGGCTAAAGGTCGCACCTATGCTGAGACTGCACGTATTCAACTGGCTCGTATGTATGCCGATATGTTTGAAACATTCCATGGGAATGTAAATAGTTTTAATGAAGACCTGCTTTCTGCTATGCAAAAGCGCCGCGCTGATATTAACCGTGCCTTAGAAGGCAAGGGAGATGTAGCATCTTGGAATCAGGCTGCTGCTAGCATGACTATTGATGACTTTGCTGATGCAACTGTTAACAATCGCATTACTGGTACAGTAAATAGCCAACTTGGTGTTGGAGATTACAAAGATACTGAAAATCTATTCCGTCGCTATGGCAATGACATGATGGAAATGATGGATGCACAGGTAAATGGTATCTTCCGTCAGCCAGCAGTTATGGTTGCATATACTGGGCTACGCAAGAAGTATGCTAGTTTAGAAAAAAACATGGCACGTCAGATTTATGAGCAGAAGACTGGCAAAGTGTGGGAAAGTACCATGGCTAAGGCTGCTAAAGATGCTGATATGGCAGATGCTGTTAGTTTGGCACAGAAACATTTTACTGAAGTGGCTACCCGTGAAGCAGCAGATACTATTCTAAAGTATGCAGATAACCCTGCTATTCGTTCTAACTTTGCTTATGCTTCCCGCACAATGGGTCGCTATTACCGTGCAACTGAAGACTTCTATCGCCGTATATACCGTCTAAAAGATGTATCTCCACGTGTTCTATACCGTATGCGCTTAACGCATTTAGGTCTAGGTGCTACTGGGTTTGTACATAAAGATGCCAATGGTGAACCATATGTAATGATGCCTATGGATAACATTATCTTTAAGGCTACTGATGGAACTATCCGTGCCCTTACAGGCAATAGTGGTTACAGCCAGCCACAGTTTAATGAGTTTACATTGAAGTTGCGTATGATGAACCCATCATTCTCACAAGATGCAGGATTACCTACATTATCTGGTCCAATTGCAGGACTTAGCGTAGTAGCATTTAAGAACATACTTGGTTCAGTTCCAGGGTCTTTACCGTTTGTAGGAAAGTACATTGACCCTACAGCAGAGAAGATTGCTGAGAGCGTAGATACATTTGCGCTAGGTAATATCGGTGAGAACATGGATATTACCCGTGCTGTAGTACCTGCAACATTGCAGAAGATATGGTCTGCACTACCATTTGATGAGAAGAGTCGTCAAGAAGCAACTGCTGCACAACAGGCTATTGCATATAACGCAGCGCATGGGCGCTTCTTAGATGCTAATGCTAGTGAAGCAGAGAAGGCTGAATACCTAAAGAACATTCGCATCTCAGCACATAACGTTATTGCTATGCGTAGCATACTAGGACTTATATCTCCAGTTGCTCCTACTATTACAGATAGTAAAGGCATACCTGATTACCTGAAGAACGTAGGCATTACTAGCCTACGCAGCGAGTTCTTTGACATACTAAACAGCATTGCTAAAGACAATACTGGTGATATAGAAGACCCATATGAGGTTGCATTGGCTACCTTTATTGGCAAGAACCCAGGCAAATTGGTGTACACAGTATCACCAACTAGCAAGCAAACCAAGGTTGTTATTAAAAATACAGATGGTTTAAAGAACTGGGCTATATCTAATAAAGGTTTAATTAATACCTACGGTGAAGCAGCATACATCTTTGCTCCGCAAACAGGTAACTTTAATGCTGCTACCTACAACTGGATTAAGGCTGCTGGTCTTGTAGATAACAAGACATTAGAAAAGTACTACGCAGACCTGCTTGTAGCACAAGATAAGCAGACCTACTACGACATTGCACGTCGTGAGAAGGAAATACTTAGCAATGAATCTGACCCTGAAACACGGGCAAACATTATTACAGATGCTACTAATGCTCGCAAAGCGCTTAAAGATGCAAACCCATTACTTACTTCAGCCCTTATTGGTGAAGGTAATAACATTGGTAAAGAAGGCATAATGCTACAACAGGTAGAACAGATAGTTAATAACCCTAACGTTAACATTGATGCTGGCACGCGCCAGCGTATGCAGTTAGCAATCAAACTTATGAATAGTTATATAGCATTCTGTACAGACCCAGAGTTAAAGAATGTAGACAATGCGGTTGATCTAAAGGCTGAACGTAAAGCACAAGTTGAAGCAGGATTAAAGGAGTTAATGTTGGGTAACCTATATGTTACAGAGGCTAACCGCGCTATCTTTAAATCAATCCTTGGGTTCTATTCACGGGATTCATACTATGCATCTAAGGAGTTAAAGTAATGGCTGACAATACATCTGTTACAAAAGCCTATGGTTCTGCACGGTTGGCTCGTGAAGAAGCAGAAAAAATATTAAATGGTACTGGCGGTCGTGGTGGTCTTGAACGTTCATGGTTACGCGTTCAAAGAGAATATGCTGATCGTAATAAACCAGGTATGTTTACTGGACAAATTATTGAAGAATACAATCGCGTTAAAAAAGCATATCAAGAATGGTCAAAAAAGTATCAAGATGCAGTAGCATTAGAAACTAAATACAAAGAACAAGTAGATACTGCTACTAAAGAAGAGAATAAAGCCAAGGTTGCTAAAGATGCAGCAGATAGATTAGCCGAAGCCAAGGCTGAAAAAGCAAGGGCTGATTCGTTAATTCCTTCACGTGGGCAAGCACAAGCAGATGCTGCTGCTAAAGTAGTAGCAGATGCTCAAGATGCAGTTAATAAAATACAAGGAACAACTGTTGATGCTCAAGGTAATACAATAAACAAACCTTTATATAATGACTATACTCTTGGTGTTGATGGCAATGTAACCAATCAAATGGGTGCCGTTTCTTACTTTATTGGAGCACCAGATGCTAAGGGTGAGATAGCACAAACACCGTTTACTTCTTTAGCCAAAGCACGTGATGCTTTCTTAAAGAACTATTCTGAACCTGGAAAGATTGCTGAATTACAAAAGCAATTGCTCTCATCAGGTTATATTAAAGAATCAGATATTAAAGATAAAACTTGGGTTTCAGGTGTAGATGATTTAATTAGAAACTATACCTACCAATCAGTATCTGACATTAAGTACGGTGGTGCTAAAGAACCTCTGGCTTTAGACGCTTTCTTGGCACAAAAAAGAACTAGTGTTGGTACTAGCAGCAAGTCATATAAGACTATTACTACCCGTGGTGATGCAAAGAAACTACTTGATAACTACATGAACGACCTTGTTGGTCGCCCTTCTACTAAAGAAGAAGAGTCTGCATTCTATGACCAGTTGCATGTAGCAGAGAATAAGGCTGTACTTACAGTAGGTACTGGAGTTACAACTGGTTCTCAATTAGATGATGCAGACCGTTTTATGATTGCTGCTAAAGTAGCGCGTAAGACATTGCGTGGTACGAATGTAGATGAATTACTTAAGTCTAATATAGGCAGTACTGTAGCCACAGATATAGCATCTATACAAAAATATGCTGCTGCTTATGGTATTGAAATGACTCCCGCTGAAGCGCTTAAGCGTGTTGCTGATGGGGTTGGTCAAAAAGATTATGTGGCTAAACAAGAAGAACGTATACGTCAATTATCTATGACGGTACATCCATACCTTAAAGATCATATTGCAGCAGGTGGAACAGTTAAAGACGTGGCTGATGTGTATGCAAATGCTAAGTCATACAAGTTAGGTGTAGCAGTGCCTACGTCTACTAAAGATAAAGACATTATGGCTGCACTTGCAACTGGCAAGACGGTTACAGATTTTGAACGTGAACTACAGTCTAATCCATTATGGCGTCAGACAGATGAAGCACGCAAGATGGCATCAGATTTTACTAGCACAATGTTAAAGACTTTTGGATTGGGTTAATTAATGGCTCTGACAGCAGCACAAATTAAAGCAGAACGTATTGCAGCAGAACAAGAAGCACGTACTGATGCTTACCAAGCATCACTTACTGCTGCGCCTAAAACACAAGCACAACAGGCTGCTATTAAATCACAGGCTGATGCAACCGTTTCTCAAATTAAACTTAATGAAGCAGTAGCAAGTAACCCGTTAACTAAAGTTACACCTGCTCCTGCTGCGCAACAAGTTGGTCCTAACATTGGCGCTAACGCACCCAAGTTTACGCCAGTAGGAACTGTTATTACTGGAAGTGGCGAAGAAGTTGAAGTAGATGCTTCTGGTAAAGATAAGAATGGTGGAGTTCCAGTAGGTGGAACTAAAGAAGTAGCAAAAGATATATCTCAAAGTACTAAAGATGCATTTGCCGCCATGACTGACATATTAAAACAATGGGGTCTTGAATCCCTTGCTGATACATATGGTCGTCTTATGGTGCAAGGATTTAGCGCAGCAGAAGCACTTAATAAACTTAAGTACGATAAGACTGTAGACCCAGTTACAAACAAACCATGGAATGCTGCATATACTGTGCGTTTTGCTGGCAATGCTGCTCGCGTTGCTAAAGGCATGAATGCATATGATGAGGCTACATACCTTGATGTAGAAAATCAATATGCTGATACTTTAAATAAGTATGGTTTAAATAATATGATTAAGCCAGATGCTGCTGGCAAGCAGGCTCAATTTGCTGGGTACATGGCTAATGATATTGCTCCTACTGAGTTTGCTGAACGCATTCAAACCGTGGCTGATCGTGTTATTAACATGGACCCTGCTATTAAAGCACAGTTCCAAGCGTATTATCCATCACTTAGTAATACAGACATAGTTAGTTATTTCCTTGACCCTAAGGAAACATTACCTGTTCTTAAGAACAAAGTAACAGCAGCCGAGATTGGTGCTGTTGCTGGTGCTGCTAACTATGGCATTGCTGAAACACGTGCTATGGACTTGGCTAAGTTTGGTGTATCTCGCGCTCAGGCGCTTGCTGGTTACCAAGACATTGCTGAAGTAACACCAACTGCTGGCAAACTAAGCAGCATTTACAATGAAGAAGATATTAAGTACGGACAAACAGAAGCAGAGAACGAGTTCCTTAAGCAAGATGCACAGGCTAAGTTAAAGCGTAATCGTTTAGCCTCTAAGGAGCGAGCAATGTTTGGCGGACAAAGCGGCGTTAGCGCCGATACGTTTGGCAGAAGTAACAACTTCTAAATAAAGAATCCCCACCCTGACCGACCAGCCCAGGGGGGCGTATAAGACTGGGAGTAGAAGCCAGCCTAGTTTCCCCGAACTAGAACTGTGGTCTGCGATTCAACTAATGAAATATGGGAGGACGGTTGCTATGAGCAACAACTACTGGGATGAAGATGAAGACGAGGATACAACTACACAGCCGCTAAATGACAGTGATGTCATGAAGCAATTGCGTAAAGCAAAGCGGTCTGATGAAAAGCGTATCAAAGAGTTAACTGAAAAACTTGAAGCCTTTGATAAGGCTCAACGTGAATCAGTCATCAAGAAAGTCCTAGAAAACAAAGGCGTAAGTCCTAAGGCTGCACGTTTGATTGTCCGTGAACTAGAAGGTGACATATCGGAAGATTCAGTTTCTAACTGGATTGATGATAACGCTGACGTGTTTGGACTACAAGTGCAGCAGGTAGCGCCTGAACAAACATTGGACCGTGCGGCATTGCGCCAACAGGACATTGTAACTCAGGCTGCAATTACGCCTGACCGTGCGGCTGATTCATTATTGCGACTTAACAATGCTGCTTCGGCAGAAGAGATTATTGCAATGATTCAGTCGGGCGAATTTTAACTAACAACCAACCGAAATCTAACCCCTCATAAGGAGGTGCAAAAATGGCTAATGCATATACAACCACAGGTTCAACGTCTCTCGGCGGTACCGTTGGTGGTGCAGGTCTCGTTCAGAAGGCATACGATCGTCTGATTGAGTTCGCACTCCGTGCACAACCACTAATTCGTTCAGTGTCTGATAAGACTCCTGCACGTCAAAGCATCCCTGGTTCATCTGTTGTCTTGCAGCGTTACGTAGACCTTACAAAGGTTACTTCAACTCTTACAGAAACAACTGACCCAGATGCTGTAGCACTTGCTACACCAACATACACAACCATTACTCTTGCCGAGTATGGTAACGCAGTACTTGTAACACGTGCTTTGGAACTCTTCAGCCTTGCTGATGTAGACCCAGCAATTGCTAACATCATTGCGTTCAACATGGCAGACTCAATTGATGATGTTGCACAGACAGTACTTCGCGCTGGAGACAACGTTCTCTATGCTGGTGGACGTACATCAACAGCAACAATCACATCATCTGACACATTCACTTCAGCACTTGCTCGTAAGACAACTGCTAAGTTGCGTGCAAACAAGGCTATCCCACGCAAGGGTTCACTCTACTGGGCTGGTATCCACCCAGAAGTAGCACACGACCTTCGCGCAGAAACAGGCGTTGGTTCATGGCGTCAACCACATGAGTATCAATCAAATGATGCTATCTGGGCTGGCGAAATTGGAACATATGAAGGTGCATTCTATGTTGAATCACCACGTATGTACAACGACCTAAAGGGTGCTGGTAAGTCAACATCTACAACAACAACAACTGCTTCAGGTGCAGTCGGAGCGACATCACTGTCTCTTACTTCTACATCAGGCATTGTTATTGGTGACCTTGTTGCTGGTACTAACGTACCAACAGGTGCAAACGTAACAGCAATTGGTACTGGAACAGTAACAATTGATATTGCTATTACCACACAGGTTACATCAGGTGCATCTATCACCTTCACACACGAAACAAATGTATTCAACACCTACTTTGCTGGACAGCAAGCACTTGCTGAAGCAGTGGCTGAAGAACCACACGTTGTTATCGGACCAGTCGTTGACAAGTTGATGCGTCACCGTCCACTCGGATGGTACGGCGTACTTGGCTTCTCACGCTACCGTGAAGAAGCGCTTTACCGCGTTGAGACTTCATCTTCAATCAACTACTAATAGTTAATTGACGGCAGTG